GAACAGAACCTTTCAATGGAGCTGCCGGTGCAACTCACCCAGTTCTTGCAGAAGCGGTTACACAATTTCAAGCCTTGGCTTACAAAGAATTACTCCCGGCCGACGGACCGGTAAGAACACAAATTATTGGTGCGCCTACTCCTGAAAAAGAAATGCAATCTGATAGAGTTAAAGAATATATGAACTGGCAGTTAATGGACCAGATGAAAGAATATGAACCTGAGTTTGATCAAATGTTATTCTATTTACCTCTTGCAGGATCTGCATTTAAAAAAGTTTACTACGATGATTTATTAGGTAGAGCCGTTTCAAAATTTGTACCTGCTGAAGATTTAGTGGTACCTTATTCTGCAACATCTTTAGAAGATGCAACTGCAGTTATTCATGTTATTAAAACTAATCAAAACGATTTAAGAAAACAACAAGTCAATGGTTTTTATAGAGATATAGAACTAGGGGAACCTGCAGACACAGAATCTGATTTAGATAGAAAAGAAAGAGAACTAGAAGGAATACAAAAAACACAAAACGAAGATGTTTATAATATTTTAGAATGCCACACAGATTTAGATCTAGAAGGATTTGAAGATAGAGATGAGGCAGGTGAGTTGACTGGAATTAAACTTCCTTACATTGTAACTATTGAAGAAGCGACTCGTGAAGTTTTAGCGATCAGAAGAAACTTTGAACCTAATGATCCGTTAAAGAAAAAAATTTCTTATTTTGTACATTTCAAATTTTTACCAGGCCTAGGATTTTATGGCTTTGGTTTAATTCATATGATTGGTGGACTAAGTAGAACTGCAACTGCAGCACTTAGATCATTACTTGATGCAGGAACCTTATCTAATTTACCCGCAGGATTTAAGATGCGAGGAATTAGAATTAGAGATGACGCGCAAGCGATTGCTCCAGGCGAATTTAGAGATGTAGATGCTCCCGGTGGAAATATAAAAGATGCCTTTATGGCTCTTCCATTTAAAGAACCTTCACAGACTCTATTGCAGTTAATGGGGGTCGTAGTATCGGCTGGACAGCGTTTCGCGTCTATTGCCGATCTTCAAGTAGGAGATGGGAACCAGCAAGCAGCAGTGGGTACGACCGTAGCGCTTCTGGAAAGAGGATCAAGAACAATGTCCGCGATTCATAAAAGAATTTATGTGAGTCTTAAACATGAGTTCAAGATGTTGGGTAGAATATTTAAAACATATTTACCAGCAGAATATCCTTATGATGTAGTAGGAGGAACTAGACAAATCAAACAACAAGATTTTGATGACAAGATCGATATCTTACCTATAGCAGATCCTAATATTTTTTCTCAGTCTCAAAGAATATCTATTGCTCAAGCTGAGTTACAACTAGCACAATCAAATCCGCAGATGCACAACATGTATAATGCGTATCGTGCAATGTATGAAGCATTGGGTGTAAAAAATATTGATACTATTTTAGTTAAACCACAAAAACCAACACCGATGGATCCTGCTGTAGAAGCAATTCAATCGTTGGGAGGAAAACCTTTCCAAGCTTTTAAAGGACAAGACCATAGAGCTCACATTACTGCTCATTTAAACTTTATGTCTTCTTCAATGGCTAGAGGAAATCCCCAGGTCACGGCTTCAATGCAGAAAAATATTTTTGAACACATTAGTTTGATGGCATTAGAGCAAGTTGAAGTAGAATTTAAAGATCAAATTATGCAGATGCAACAAATCCAACAACAAATGCAAGCAAATCCACAGATGCAACAAGACCCAATGATCCAACAACAAGTTATGGGTTTGACTATGCAGATAGAAGCTAGAAAAGCTGTGTTGATTGCAGAGATGTTTGAAGATTTTGCTAAAGAAGAGCAAGAAATGTTAGGTGAATATGCGAATGATCCAATTGCTAAACTAAAAGCAAGAGAATTAGACATCAGAGCTAAGGATGATTTTGTATCAGCACAACAAGCTCAAGAAAAAATCAATCTTGATAAGATGAAAGCTATGATGAACCAACAAAACAAGGATGAAAAGTTGGCACAGAACGAAGATTTAGCAGAATTACGTGCTGCAACGTCTATCGCTAAACAAGAACTAGCTAATCGAAGTAAAATGAACGATTTTGGTAGAAATTTTAAAAAAAAGTAAGTATAAACACATTAAGGAGAAATTATGGCAGATTTAAAAAATAAACTTTCTTATGGTAGCAAAGGAACTGTTGCATCAGCTAATGCAACTGGGGGTGTAGAGATTACGACTCCAGAAATTAGAACTGAAACAGATCCTAGATCTACTATCCTTACTAACCAAGACAGAGTGTTCAACAAAATAGGTGTTGGAGACGCAGTTGAAGTTAGAGGAACTAAAAGAATGTTAAAATCTAAAAGTAAAAAAGCTACTTGGTACTAACATGTGGTTATCGGCAATTAAATTAGCCGTTTCTGCTGGAAGTAAAATTTACGCTAATAAGCAGAGAACGAAGATGGCTATGTCTGACGCGCAGTTAATGCACGCATCTAAGATGGCTCGTGGAGAGGAAGCTTACCAAGGCAAACTCTTAGAATCCAGAGATTCAGATTGGAAGGACGAGGCGGTTTTGCTAATTCTCAGTGCCCCAATAGCAATTTTGGCCTGGGCAGTCGTATCTGACGATCCCTCTGCAATGGATAAAGTGGATCTATTTTTTACACACTTCTCGCAACTTCCCCAATGGTTTACAAATTTATGGATACTTGTAGTGGCGAGCATTTATGGTATAAAAGGTACACAAATATTTAGAAACAACGGAGGAAAAAAATAATGGCAAATCCAAGATTTAATAAACAGACTACAAATGCAAGAGGAACTGTTTCAAGAGTAAAAAAAAACATGGGCGGAATGTCTAATGCAAGAAAAGATATGGCTTCAGGATACTATAAAAACGATATGGGTATGCAAGGTGGCGCTATGTATAAAACAGGTGGCAGAGTTAAAAAAAGAAATGGCTCAAAAATAAATGACTTTGAAGAATTAGGCAGAGTAGATTCAGAAAAAGCTGATACTAAATCAGGTAAGAAGAATCTAAAAGCTGAAAAGAAAAGAATCATTAAAAAACTAAACAAGGCTTAATTATGGGAAAACCAATAAGCAAAAGTAAAAACAAAGGCCTGGCTAAACTAGCTAAAAAGAAACCTGAGTTAGCAAAAAAATTTGGATACAATCCAAAAAGAATAGTTGCTAAAAAAGGGGGAAAGGCATAATGGCTAAAGCAAAAGGTCTCTGGGCCAACATCAACGCTCGTAAAAAAAAAGGAATCTCAAGAAGTAAAAAAGATTCTACAATCTCAGCTAAAGCATATAAAAATATGAAAGCTGGTTTTCCTAAAAAGGCAAAAACAAAGAAGGCGTAATGAAAATGCCTAACACGAAATATACAGGCAGTTTTATAAAAGGCGGTCCTGGAGAAAATCAAAGTTATAAAAAGTATTATGGTAAGATGCTTACTGGTTTTAAAGAAGGGGGTTCAACTACCGCAGCTTGGACTAGAAAAGAAGGTAAATCCAAATCAGGTGGATTAAATAAAAAAGGTGTGGCTTCTTACAGAGCAGACAATCCTGGATCCAAACTTAAAACAGCAGTCACAACTAAACCCTCAAAATTAAAAGAAGGATCTACTGCATCTAATCGTAGAAAGAGTTTCTGTGCAAGAATGAAAGGGATGCGTAAAAGACAAAAACCTAGTAATAATACAGGTGATGATAGATTATCTAAATCACTTAGAAAATGGAATTGCTAGTGATAGATAGATTCCTATCTAAATTTTTTGGAGCTATTGATAATTTCTTTGAGTGGTTAAAAGCTCCTAGATGCAAATGTAAGGTAAAGAAAAAGTGAGAGACACTAAAGCGATAGAAAGTTTTTTAAAAGACAAGTATAAAAAAATTACTGAAATGGTTTTGTTTAGACACTTAAAAAAAGAAGTTGAAACAGGCGCTAACGGAACACAAGATTACGTAATAAAAAAAGGCGAAAACAAAGATAAAATAGCAAAAAAATAGAAAGGTAATTATGGACGATTTAGTATTAATTAATAGAATTCAAAAAATTTTAAAAGAAAACTACAACCAAGTGGCCAATGTCATGGTAGGCGGAGGCGTTGACAGTATGGAAAAATACAAGTATATGTTAGGACAAGCGCAAGCTTACACATTTATTTCAGGGGAAATATCCAACCTGCTAAACAAAGGAGCAAAAAATGAAGACAAAGAAGGAACCGTCATCAATCTTGATGGAAAAGACAGAAATCCCAAAGCATAAAAATGCATTGGAAGAA